AAGTGTGGCACTCACTCCGCCACAGCTTCGGCACCTTCCTGGCCGAAACCCAACCCGCCAACGTGATCAAGGATCTGATGGGCCACAAGTCCATCATGACTTCTCAGATCTACATCCACTCCAACCCTGAAACCAACCGAGCAGCAATCCATGACCTTTGATCGCATCAAGTCCGACGACCTCTACCAGGTCGAACTCGAGGAGCTCACCCCCGAGGAGTTCTCCTACTACCTGGCCCACGGCTCCCTCGAGATCGATGCAGAGCTCAACTGAGCGTTACATCCGGTTGCGGATCGCTGAGATTCGCGATGACTTGCTGAATCTACCCACCACCTACCCAGACACCTATGGCCAAGCGTTCGCTCACTGGTGCCAACGCACCGACCCCAGTCAAGAAACGGACCTCGATAGGTCACGGCCTGCGTAAACGCGGAAGCTTCAAACGCTCCAAGAAATATCGCGGCCAAGGTAAGTGATGCCACCCACCATCATCGCCGCCATCTTTATCACCGGGCTGCTCATGCCCTCCATCGCATACTTCCTCAACAACCTCTCCAACCATGGCTAACCGCTACGTCTTCAACACCACCCTCGAAGGATTCATCAACGTCTACGAGGACTCCGGCAAATTCAACAACCGCACCTTCGCTTACAAGTTCGACGCTGCCACCCTCGAGCAGGCCGAGAAGGACCGCGAAGAGCTCCTGAAATGGGCTAAGTCCAAGGCCACCGGCCGCGTCGCAGAGGCCGTGACCCCTTGGGATGACGAAGGCCTGTGCAAGTACACCTACGGCGCTGGTGACGGCTCCCGCAAAGGCAAGCCTGAGCCGATCTTCGTTGACTCCGACGGTGAGGTCATTGACCGCAACGTTCTGAAGGACGTCCGTCGTGGCACCAAAGTCCGTCTGATCGTCCAACAAAAGCCCTATTCCATGGGACCCAACGTCGGCACCAGCCTGCGTGTCCTGGGTGTACAGATCATCGAGCTCGCCACCGGCAACGGTGCTGTCGACTCCGGTGACCTGAGCGTGGATGACGTGGCCGCTCTGTTCGGTAAGACCGACGGCTACAAGGCCTCTGAGCCCGCCGTCCGCAAGGCAGAGGACACCGTCGGTGACGGAGACAGCTACGACTTCTGATGGCTGGCTTCCGATCTGGCCTGGAGGATCGGTTCTCTAAGTATCTGGACAAACAAGGCGTTGCCTACCTCTTCGAGGCAGAGAAGTTCGCCTATGTGACCGAGAGCAAATACACGCCTGACTTCTTCCTGCAGTCGGGCGTAATCATCGAGTGCAAAGGCTTCTTTAAGCCGAGCGATCGACGCAAGATGCTCGCGGTAAAAGCTCAACATCCAGAACTTGATATCCGACTGGTCTTCCAGCGCAACAACACCCTTTCCAAAGAATCCAAGACCACCTACGGGGCCTGGGCTGACAAGCACGGGTTTCCCTGGTGCGTCTTCCCCGACATCCCTGAATCATGGCTGACCTAATCATCAAGATCGACGAGTTCGTCGTCACCCTCGAGGACCAGGGGATCCCTTTCCAGGTGATCCTCAAAGAACTCGAAGAGTACATAGCCATCTGCCATGAACTCGATGGCTGATGAAAACGAGTTCGTCAGACACGAAGCCTGTCCCGAGTGCCCGTCCAGTGATGCGTTTGCTATCTACTCGGACGGCTCTGGTTACTGCTTTAGCTGCGGCCACAGCACTCGCGGCACAGGTGAGTCCATTACACCACCATCACGATCATCCGTGTCCATCACATACTCCGGCGACTTCTCCGGGATCAGGTCTCGGAAGATAACCGAGGACACCTGTAAGAAGTTCAACGTTCGAGTGGATGCTGGTCCTGTTATTCGCTTTCCCTACTACAGCTCAGCCGGCCGGGTGACTGCTTACAAAGAGCGGCCCCAGTCCAAAGAGTTCCATTGGGTTGGCAAGAACGAGGACAAGCAGCTGTTCGGCCAACAACTGTTCGGCAATGGGAAATCGATCGTCATCACTGAAGGCGAATTCGATGCCCTGGCCGTCTGGCAAGCACGACCCTCCTGGCCCGTCTGCTCCGTTCCCAACGGTGCGCAAGGTGCTAAAAAATCACTGTCTCTACAGCTGGACTATCTCCTCAAGTTTGACGAGATAATCCTTATGTTTGACAACGACGAGGCCGGGATCGCCGCTGCTGAAGAGTGTGTACAACTCTTCCCTGCTGACAGGGTGTTCCTCGCACCGCTAGGTCAGTACAAAGACGCTTGTGAGGCCCTACAGGCCGGCGACTCTGACGCCATCCGTCAGGCCGTCTACAAGAAGCGTTCCTACTCCCCCAAATCAATCATCGATGGCCGAGAGTTATTTGATCTGGTTAGCACTCCCCTCCATGGTCGGGACGCTGACTATCCTTTTGACGATCTTAACAAAGTCACTGGCGGACTACGCCTGGGAGAACTCGTCACCATCACGGCGGGTTCCGGCACAGGCAAATCCACGCTTTGTGGAGAGATCGCAGTATCCCTCATCTCTCAAGGCGAAAGCGTTGGCTACATCGCCTTGGAAGAATCCGTTAAGAGGACTGGATTAAGACTCATGACCGTCGAGGCCAATAAACCCCTACACCTCGACAACAAGATCAATGAAGAAGATTTCAAGCGATCATTCGATAAGACGCTCGGTAGTGGGCGTGTTTATCTACGTGACGGTTTTGGCAGTGTTGATCCAGATCAACTCCTCAACGACGTCCGTTATTTAGTCAAGACCAACGAAGTCAAGTGGATCGTCCTCGATCACCTCTCCATCCTGTTGTCCGGCAATGAGTCGAACGACGAGCGGAAGATGATTGATATCACGATGACCAAGCTCCGCTCCTTCGTGGAGGAGACTGGCATCGGCATGATCCTGATCTCCCACCTGCGCCGTGTGCAAGGTGACAAAGGCCACGAGGACGGCGCTAGCGTCTCCCTTGGCCAGCTGCGTGGCTCACACGCCATCGCCCAGCTGAGCGACCTTGTGGTGGCCCTACAGCGCGACATCAGCGCCGGGGACAACCGCAGCGAGCTGGTGGTCTTGAAAAACCGCTTCAGCGGGCAGACCGGCCCAGCCGGGAAGCTCTCCTACGGCCTCGAGACAGGAC